TCGCGACCGCGGACCAGGTCGGGGCCCAGCGCCCGCGCGGGAGATCGATGACCGTGGTGACTCGCGGCGGCACGCCGGTGAGCTGGGCGACGTCGTGCGACCAGTGCTTGCGGTTGGGGGTTGGGGTCATGCGGCACCTCTCTCAGCGCCGCGTCGGCGCAGGATTTCGTTGCAGGTCGAGCAGCAGCGCGGCTCGATGCCTCCGAGCGCGTCCGTGCGGACGTGGACCGTGCCGATGATCGAGGCACCGCACAGCGTCTTGCGAGCCTGGGGCAGCAGCAGGATCGATGGCGCCGGCCTCGGCTCGGCCTCGATCACGTGCGCGCGGTGGGCGTGTGGCTTGTAGACCCAGAGGCTCACTGCTCGGTCTCCTGGGTCAGGTGGGACGCAAGGTAGTTTTGGAGTACCTCCACGGGGCTCATCGAATCTCCTCGATGCCCAGGGTTCGGCGCACATAGGTCGAAAGCGATTGTCCGAGGGGCCTAGCCTTCGCGAGCAAGGCTGCGCGCTGTTTGTCGTTGATAAGCACCATCATGGGGCGAAGCTTCGGTTTTGGCTTGGGCGTTCTTGGCATGCATAGGTCTATATATACATGCCTAGACCGTGTCAAGTCGCCAGGCGCCGCGCCCACCACGCCTCGACCACTGCGAGCGCGGGGCCGCGCGCCTCGTACTCGATGTCAGGGATCGGGCTCATCGCGGTCACTGCGCCGATCGCCCAGTCGCCTCCGACGCCGAGGAGCCGCCGGTGCTGGAGGTGCTCGCGCGAGCCCCAGTGCAGGTCCGCCACCCCGGTGCGGCGCCAGCTCACGCGGAGCTCGCCGACCGTGTCGCGCTGCAGCCCGAGTCCCCGGCGCAGGATGACGGCGCGGCTCACGCCCTCCGAGCGCGCCTCGGCCTCGATGGGTCGCGCCTCCTCCGGCGAGAGGTAGACGGTGGTCCTCACCGGCGGGGGGAGGCCTGCCGGGGGGCGGCCAGCTCCGGGCCGGCGCCCGCCGGTGCCGCCTCGGCGGCGGTCGTCCTTTTTTCTCGGGGGCGTCATAGGTCTCCTATCTCGATGGGTAGCCGCGAGCCGTTACGCTCACGACCACCAGTAGCCGTCCGTCGCGCACCACGCGCGCGGAGATATCGATCGAGTCCCGGCGCCGCCGGAATCGCCAGCGCTCGGGATCCTCGGTGTCGTCCTCGACGCGCACGGCATCGAGGAGCAGCTCCGTCAGCTCGCGCCGCGCCTCCTCCTCGCGCATCGGCTCCTCGTGCGTGCGCTGCGAGGCGCGGGCGTACTCACGCGCAGCGGCGAGCGTCACGTAGACCTGGCCCGCGGTGCTGAGGCGTGGCCGCGGTGGGCCGGCGCTGGGGTCGGTCATAGATCCTCCAGCCGAGCCATCAGCGTCACCAGAGGGCACCCGATCATCCGAGCGACATCGGCCGGCTGATGACCCGTGAGCAGCGCCCAGCACGCGCGCTCGATCTCACCGGCCGAGATGTGCCGGATCGCCCGTGCCGTACGTCCGCCACGGCTGGTCAGCACGAGCCCGCGATCGATTTTGTTGCAGCCTACGCACCCACCCACAGCGAGGCCGCCGAGATCCAGATCCGCCCCACACAGCGCTCGGCCCGCGGTGTCGAGCGCGTGGATCCTCCCGTCGACCCCAGCCCCGATGCGAGAGGAGAGATAGGGCCACCCGGTCCGGGCGGCCCGGCGTGACCCCGTCTCGCGCTCATCAGTCATTGGCCGCAGCCTCAGCCCGCGCGATGACCCGCGCACACTCAGCGCGGGCATCGTGCTCGCCCCCAATGGCGAGGTCGCAGATCTCGACCTGCTCATAGTCTCCTACCCTGGCGGCCTCCGCGCGTAGGTCCAGGATCTGGTCATTGGTGATCGTCTCGGTGGTGGTCATTGCTTCTCCTTTGGGCCGCCGACTGTGCCGGCGGGAATCGTGATGCCGTCCATCAGCATCACGAGAGCCATAGTAGCACCATTTGATTGTGCGTCAACGTCAAATCAAAACAATCGTAAATCCGTAATAGTTTAGAATACTACCGATTGCGCCCCGGGGCCGGCGTCGGGCCCGTGGGCGCGCTGCTCCGCCGGGGAGGGACGTCGGCGGTGGACTCCCCCACGGGCGGGGTGAGGCCGGCCTCGAGCGCGCGGATCCGCTCCCGGTAGCCGGCGAGCGTGCCGGCCATCTCCAGGATCTGTCGCTCGAGCTCGGCGCGGTCTCGCTCCGCCGCGCCGGCGCGCCGCTGCTCCTCCACCACCTCGGCCTTGGTCCTCTGGTAGAGCGCGCTCCACGACGCGAGGCCCTGCGCCTGCGACGCGATCGTGGCCTGTAGCTGCGCCACGAGGCGCGCGCCTTGCTCTCGATCGCGGTCAGACTGGGCCCGCAGCGATGCGATGATCGACTGCCACTCGCTGGCGCGCGCCTCGGCGTCGACGCGGGCGGCTTCAGCGTTCGTTTTGCGTCGGCCGCCGAGCCACCCCACGACGGCCGCGGCAGCCACGCCGAGACCTGACACGATGCTCTTGGCGTCGAGATCCACGCTCACCGCCAGCGCTGAAGCACGACGCAGGAGATGTCGATGGAGAGCGTGCTAGCTGTGGATGGAGTCCCGTGCACGTAGTCATAGAGCAGCGTGCCTGCCGCAGGTGTGTCGGTCGTTGAGACCGAATCAGCGAGGAGCGAGAAGGTGCCTGACGTGTCGTATTGCTCGAGGGCGTAGTAGATATCAGTAGAGCCGGGGAAGGCGCAGATGCTGGCGACGTACTGGTAGGTGTCTCCGGTCATCGCCGCACCGGTGATGCTGGTCCTAGTGCATGTGCCGGTGCCGTCGTTCGTCCCCCAGTAGAAGTTGCTGTCTGACGAGTCCACCATGAAGCCGGCGCAATTCAAGAAGGTTGACGGCTCTACCCCAGCATTCATTGGGATGTTGGACGATGTGCCGTACATGCCCACGAAATAGCGGGCTGTGGATGGGTGCGTGTGGATGCTGAACCTGGCTTGCCAGAAGAACCCCCCCATGTTCGCCGTAGTCGACGTGAACACCGTTGCAAAGGTGGCCCGCCATCCAGCGTGTTGATTTGCCGACGCGCTAGTGGAGTGCCTCAACCGCTGAAACTGGGTGAGATAGTTGGTGGTGGCTGGGGCCTGACTCGCCGGCGACCCGCCGCCGTTGATCGTGCCCATGGCCGCCGAGTTGGTTGTATCGGGCGTGTTCGCAGAACCAGCGCTCCAGATGCGCGGTTGAGTGAGCCAGTCGGGGGCGTAGCCCTGGGCGGTCCCGCGCTGCGATTGCGTGAGGAAACTCCCGCGCCCTGCGCGCAGCATCGCAAAGATCGTCGACCCGCTCGACGGTGCCGATGGCGCAGTCGTCGTGTACGGGATCAGCGTGACATCGCCCGAGGTGATAACCGCGTTCGCGGCGCCCTCTTGCTCGCCTGTGGTCGCGTCCCGATATTGAACGTTGGCCGCCGCGCCCCTCGGCGGGACAAGCGGATCAAAGGTCAACGTGGTGGTGTTCAGCGTGATCGCGCCGGTGGTGCTGAGATAGTAGGCCGCGCCCACCCGCGTAGATCCCGCGGCCACGTTCACGAACATCCCGGTCACGAAGTCCGCGGAGGCGTCGGCGTCCGTGGCGCGGTCGAGGACGTACGGCGCTCCGCCTGAGCCCGTCGCGGTCACCGTGTAGATCCCGCGGTCCGCGCCGGTGCCGTGCCGATTCAGGATCCGATCGCCGACCGCGACCGCGACCCCGTCGACGCTGAGCGCGCCGTTAGCCGTCGCCGTGATCGTGTTCGTGCTCCGCGTGTAGCTTGGCAGCGCTGCCACAGTGACCAGACGGCACGCCCGCCTCGAACTCACGAGCGCCACGATTTGGCTCGCCAGCGTCCGGAGGTTGACCGCGTCCTGGTCTCCGGTGGCGTCGGTAAGCGTCGTGATCCTGCCGTCGCTGGCGATGAGCGGTGCGGCGTTGGCCCTGAGGGTGTAGCCTCCGGTGCCGTTGTAGCTCGGGATTGACCGGTCCACCACAGTGGGCCCTGGCCCGAAGACATCCCCACCGCCTGCTGCAGCGATGTCGGCAACGAGAGCAAGCTGACCGCTTGTTCGCGGCTGGGAGAGCGTGGCGATCATGAAGACCGCGGTGCCCTCGGCCCATGCTCCAGCGGTGGCGGAGATCGTTAGGGTGTCGGTGGCGATCGCGGTGAGCGAGACGGTCTCGCCGGCATCGCCGCCGATCATGATGTCGTACGGAAGGTCGGTGTCGAAGTTGGCGCCCTCGCCCGAGACCAGGGTGATCGACGTGGCCCCGGCGCTGATGGCGGCGGAGAGATGGCCGAGCTCCGTTTGGGTCTCGTAGGCCTGGGTCGTCATGGGCCGCCGACCTCCAGCAGGTTGATGCCGCAGGACGAGCGCCCGCCCGCCACACCAGCGGCGCCGACCGCGACCGAGATCCCGCCGCAGACCAGGGCTCCGAGCGGGGTCATCATGGGGCAGTCGACAACGGGGCAGGCCGGGCAGAGCAGACGGCCTGCGGCGATGGAGGCGGTCAGGGTCTCGAGGCGCTCGACCCGCCGAACCCTCGCCACGAGCTCCAGTCGGGCCCCGGCCAGCTCGCGCTCGGCCACACGCCGGCCGGTGCGCTCGGTGACGTAGGCGCTCCAGAGGGCGCGCTCGAGCTCGGTCCGCAGGGTGGGCGGGGCAGAGGTCGAGGTCACCACCTGGGCGGCGAGCAGGAGCGCGATCAGCACGAGATCGCCTCCCCGTTGCGGATCCAGCCGTGCCACCGACACCCGTCAGGATCGGAGCGGAGCACGCTCGGGCTCAGCGTTAGCGTGTCGATCGTGTCGCCGGTTCGCTTCCAACCCTTACGCTCGATGCACGGACCGCCATCAAGCGGAGCCTCGAAGGGCACGTATAGCTGGTTGTCCTCGCCGTGGGTCCCGCAGGGGCAATTCATGATCACGCCGACGCCACGTCGCTTCGGGGCTGGACTCCCGTCCGCAGAGAAGACGCCCTCTCCACCAGCGTCGACGAAATAGGCATTCAGCTCGGCGAGCTTCATCGCTGCCCCCGTAACACGTAGCCGTTCGGGCGCTGACCCATGCGCTCCCTCATCCGGCGCGCCAGTTCGATGACCATCGCCTCGGCCTTCGGGTCGATGGGGAGGACAGGCATGGCCCACGCCGCGTCCACGTCCACGGCGGCACCGATGAGCGCGGACAGGTCGGCGGAGACGGGGTAGACGACGGGGGACTTCAAGGCAGCCTCGCGCGGACCGCAGCATCCTTGCCCTCGAGGAGCTTTCGGAGAGCCACCGTCTTCTCCGGCCCGCTCGGGATCGTGGCCTCGATCCACTCGGCCAGCTCGGCGAAGCGACGGCTGGTCTCCTGAAGGTGCTCCGGGAGGTGCGCGTAGGCGAAGAACTTCATGATCGGCGTCGGCTGCTTCGCGTCGCGGATGGCCGCGCCAAGCGCCTCAAGGTCTCGACTCATTCTGGGGTCTCCTTCTTGTAGGCGGCGAGGATAGCCTCTAGCTCCCCCGCCGCTGGGCCGGTGGCCTTGGCGTGCTCGCCGTCGATCTCGATGCGGGTGACGTCCCGCGCGGTGTCGACCTGGATCGCGCTCAGGTCCTTGGTCTCGGCACTCTCGATGGCGGCCACGTCGGCGCGGACCGTCTCTACGCGGGCGCGCTCGGCAGCTTCCTCCGCCTTGGCCTCGGCCTCATCGACCCGGCGGCGCTGGCCCATCACGTAGGACCAAACCGTCGCGCCGACGGCAGCGAGGATACCGAGCGCGGCCGCGATGGCCCCGGGACGGTCGCCGGCCATGCGGCGCCACAGCAGGACCACCGACAGCACGCCGACCGCCACCAGGGAGATCGCGGCGCCGACTTCCCAGCGACTCATTTCTTCCTCGAGAGCCCATCGACCCAGCTTTGGCCGCCGATGCCTGCGCTGGTGATGAGGCCAAAGGCGAAGACCAGGTCCCGCATCAGTTCAACGTCGCGCTGGATGAAGCACGACGTCGTGAACATCGCGATGATGCCGAGCTGGCCGACGGCGGTCGTGAGCCACTTCGCCCGGTGCCACGGGCGCCGCTGGTCCTCGAGCTCCGCGGCCTGGGCCTTGGTCAGCGGCGCGCCGACGACCGGCGGCGGAAGGTCGCTGGTCTGCGGCGGCATCGATGGGCGCGACAGGTCTTCGATCGGGGTGGTCATTTGCGCCCCCTGCTCGCGCGCGGGGGGAGCATCGCTAGCGAACGCCGCTGGTCGAGCGGTCGCCCGCAGTCCGGGCACGCCTGGCGCGGTGCGCTGGTTGGGAGGTAGCGGACGTACTCGCATCCGGAGCGCTCGTCGGCGTGGTACTGCTCGAAGACTTCGCGCGCCTCAAGCGTGAGCCGCTGGCCCGTCTCCTCGTCCTTGATGGCCACGCGGTCTTTTTCCGCCACGGTCGTGATCCTTTCCTTCGCCGAGTAGATCGACAGCACGCTGAAGCGCGACGCCTGCTCGGGCTGCTTTGCCAACACCATGTCATCGACTCCTATCTTTGAGGGTCCATTCCGGGTGCTGCACATGCGCACCGTCGAAGAAGCTGAAGTCGCCGCCCCACCTGAGCCCGAGCCGCCGAGCAGTCGCGCCGACGATGCGATGCCATCGATCGCCAGGCACACCAGGGTCCGTGATCCAATGACGCTGCGATGCCACGCCCTCCACGAGCGCGATGTCCACCGCATCCCCCGTGTTGTGGGCGGAGCGGCCCGGGAAGGCTCGTGTGACGGTGCGATCGTTCGGGTTCTTGGTCTCGCGCCAAGACGACTCGAGCATCACGTCAAGACCCGGCCCGATGAGCTCTCGACCTTGGGCCCAGATCTGGAGCTGCTCGGCATTCGAGCGAAAGCCGTACACCACCAGCGGCTCGCAGTTCTCGGTCGCGCACATGGCGTTGATCTCGTTGTAGAGCTTCCAAGCCAACGGCCTGAAGCGTGCCGAGAGCGAATCAAGACGCTCGCGTTCCTTGGGGTGCAGCACGGACATCGGCATCATCCACCCGCGCTTTCGCCGAACGTCTCGAGGAACTGCCAAGCGTTGGCCCCCTCACCTGTCACCGGCGCATGGCTACCGCCTGGCTGCTCGCAGTAGCGCACGGTGCCGCCGGGGCCACCGTCCGATACCCACGTGCAGCAAACCGCGTTGGCCGCGCCGCCGTCGTATCCAGACACCTGAGCTCCGCACCCGCAGGTCACGAGCACCGACCCATCGTTGGCCGCGCCGCCGTCGGTGCTGAGGCAGTGACCTCGAGACGTCGTCCAGTCTCCGGCGTCGATCCCGAGGTTCAGGTTGAGCCAGTAGGGGACAGATCTGCGGGCGTAGTCGACGAGCACGGTCGGGTCAGCCGCCGAATGCGTCATCATGATGGGCCCACCGGGGCCGCCGTCTGGCATCCCGGCCGAGCCGTTCGCTGTCGTCGGCAGGTAGCCGATCGACGACACCGCGCCGCTGAGTAGGCCGGATTTCTTTTTGTTCAACCACTCGCAGAACGCGGCGCCATTGGAGCGGCCGACACAGAAACTTCTGCGAACGTTGTAGTTGGACTTCACATAGCTATGGAGTTGCTCGAAGTACCGAAGCTGGTAGTCGTTGTCGATGCTCTCGTCGCGCCTCCATCCAGCACCGCTCGAGGCGCAGTCGGTTGAGTCCGTATAGACCGGATCCATGTACACCACGATCGCGTTGCGCGTCGCCGCCTCGATGTTCGGCTCCACGGTGTTACCGCCCTGCAAGGCGGACCCCCGACACCCGGTTGCGTTGAACGAGCATCCACACGGCCGATAGTAGACGTCGATCGGGGTCGTGTTCCGATAGTTGCCCGCCACGGCGATCAGGGTGCCGCTGCCTCTGGCTCGTCCGTCTGCGGTTACGGTCAGCGCGCACACGGAATACGAGCCGTCTGCAATGCCTGCGTCACCACAGAGCTGAGCCCTCCCAGCCCCAGCGCTTGCCCCCGTGGATGGGTCCGGGCAAAGGCCTGCGTAGACGCAGTCCTGATAGGCCGTCGAGTAGCCGTCGAACCACGTTGCGTCCGAGTCCATCGCCACGCCGAACCAAAAGACGGTGCGACCAAGGATCGGTGCCGTGTTGGCGGCCTGCCCGGCGAGCGCCAGCGTTGTCGCGGCGCCCGCCCATGACGCGATCGCTGCGGTGTGCTCCGCTGCGGCCACCTGCACGCCGTCGAAGAAGATCGTCGCGTTGGCGTAGCTGTTGATGGTGTCGCCCGTGGCGTCGGTCGCCCAGAAGTCGATCATGTGGTCGCCGTCTGAGATGCCAAACGGCGGGGTGAATCCGGCGGTGTACGTCTGGGCGCCGCTGTTGATGATCATCTGGAGCGTGGTAGCGCTCGACGCCCTGACGTCCACGTAGCCCGCCGCAGAGGTCGCCCGAAGGAAAGCGCCGGCCGTGTTGCTGGCGCCGGTCTCGTGGCGGTACAGGACGCGGACGAGGACGCGCCCGGTGTTGCCGGTCCATCCTGGCAGGTTGATTCCGCTCGAGGACGCCCAGGTCTCTCCGCTCATCGTCACGCCGGCGCCCATGAGCGGATCGCCGATGCCATAGTTAGTGAAGGTGGACGCCGCCCGCCACGCGGTGAACATCCCGGAGCTCGCATCCTGCGCGGGGACTGATGCGTCTGGCGCGACGTTCCAGCGCGGCAACGCTACGCCTCCGTCGGCCGCCTCGCTCAGGCTTCTGGCGCTGGCGTAGTAGCTCCAGCTTCGACCAAAGGTGATCTCTCCAGCGAACCCGCCATCCGTCGGCCCGGCGGACAACGACCCAGCAGAGACCTGCTGCAACCTCCGCTTGTCGAGCGCATCCGCCGGCCACACCGCGGCGATCGCGATGGCTATGACCGCCGCGATGGCGACGCCGAAGACGAGAGCCGCGCGGTGATTCATCGGCGGACGCTCTCCTTGGTGATGTCTACGTTCGCCGTCGAGTCAGCGACGCAAAGCAGGTACACACCGACGGCCTGCCTCTGCAGCTCGGTCACGGACCCGATCGCGGTGCAGGTTCCGCCGCCGCTGCTGTAGGCGGTGCAGTGCGCCGTGGAGTCACAAGGGGGGTACAGAGCCTCTTGGGACTTATTGTTGGGGCTGAGCCCTGAGCACGTCCCTGCCCGCCCGCCAGGCATGGAGCGCATGTCCGAGGCGCTGGGCCGGATGAAGCGCACCGAGCCGGCGCCGGGGAGGGAGACACATTGACCCGGGCCGCTTCCGTTGGTGCCAACGCTGTCGGTGATGCCGAAAGCGCCGGCCGCCGCGCTCTGGTCCATCGAAAAGCAGCATCGAGCCGCCGCGCTGGTGGTGATGTTCACATAGCGATATGCCCACGAGCCCCCGTCGCCAGCCGGGAAGAGCTCGCACGCGGCACCCGAGGCGGAGCTCGTCTTGACGCATTGGCTGGTGGTGGTCGCGGCAAGCCGTCCGCTCCAGTACGGCGCTCCGATGCCCACGAGTTGTTCGGCCGAGACCTGCGCTCCGAAGAGCACAAGCACGGCGATGGTGATGGTGGTGAGTAGCTTGGTCATAGCGGTGGGTACCTCGTATCAAAGCGCGGATCGGTGGAGCCGCTGCCGGCTGGGGTCAAAGCGTTGCCGTCGATGACGTCTTGAAGGTGCGTGGCGAAGGTCCACCACGAGCGGAGCTTGTTCATCCCGTCGATCTGCCCAGGCTCTCCAGGCGCACCGGGCACGCCGCCGGCCGGGTTGGCGACGAACAGGTCACGCTGCCCAGCATCAGGAGAGCCACGGAAGATCGCCGCATGGGCCATGAATACGCCTCGGCAGATGTTCGCCGCGTCGCCGTTGGCCCCGATCTCGAGGCGGGATGTGCCCGCCGTGAGCGTCCCCGGGATGGTGCCGACGGTGGTGGTCGCCATCGCCACGCCGTCTCGATAGATCGTCACCGAGCTGGATCCGTAGTCGATGACGAAGTGGTGCCAGGTGTTTGGGTGCACCGCCACGCCGGTGGTGGCCACATAGTTCGATCCCGTGTCCGTGCTGATGTGGTTCGCGATGTAGACGCGCATCTGGCCGCTCGCCAGGAACACCACCTTGAAGACGCGCTGCCCGCTTTCCCACCGACCGATCGGGCTCATCATGGCCTGGTCGGTCATCGCAGACAGGGCGGCCACAGGGTTCAGCCAGAAGGAGATGCCGAAGTTCGCTAGGCCTGACGAGCTCAGGCTTGAGTTGTACGCCACCCGCAGGAAACGAGGACTGTAGCTGTCGAAGTAGATCGACCGCTTCTCTCCGATGAACCTCATCACCGGCGGTATGGGCTGGGCGGTGATGGTCGGGACGATGGTCACCGCTGGCAGGGTGGTGTTGAATTTCCAGCAGGCTTCGAGCGACACGCACGGAGGCGACTCGCTCTCGTCCAGGCTGACCGACGTGACCTCGAAGCCGGTGTTGATTCCGGCGCCGTCGATGCCCTCCATGACGAACATCGGCTGCTCGTGGGCGATGACGTCACCGACCTGGAGGTCAAAGCCGCGGGCCACGTGCACCTTGAAGGCCACCTTTGGGGCGCCGCGGGCGAAGCGGTGTAGGCGCTCGTCTCGGTTCGCGACAGGGATCGTGATGTCCCAGACGATGGCGAAGTTCGGTATGGTGCGCGCGATCGTGCCCTGCTCGCCGCGCGAAACGGTGTAGCGGAAGCTATGCGGGTGGCTGTACTGGTTGATCGTAGACGAGCTCTGGCCGCGGTGGTCGCGCTGGGCGTAGGTCGAAGGCGTCGGCACACCAGCAGTTGCCCGCACGATCTCGTATTGGTCGTCTCCGTCGCCCCACGCGATGAGGAAGTAGGCCTCGCGCCCGCCGGTGAGCGTGTCGATCGGCGCCTGCTCGGGCACGAGAACGCCGACGCCATCCGCCAGCGCGCCGTTGCTGGTGACGAGAGCAAAGCTCACGTGGTCGGCATCGACGACGGTTAGTGCGACTGGGCTTGCGCTCGAGACGTTCACGCTCAGGCCGGCGGTAGATATGTAGTCGCCCGTCTCGAACCAGTGACCGACGCAGGTCGCCGTCGCGACGTTCGAGGTCACCGAGACGGCACTGGTCGGAAAGCCGCCCTCGGTCCCGCTCGCCGCCGGCCCACGGAAGCCGCGCCGATAGCGCGCGCCGGTGAAGCCCAGGAGCGAGGCGCTCTTGATGTCGATCGACGTGGCCGCGCTCGAGTACCCGGCGGCAAGTTGGGCCGCCATCCTGAGCCAGTCGTTGCCGAGCGTCGCGGAGAGGACGCGGTCGATGCCGCTGCCATAGTAGGCAAAGTCGGCCTGACTATCGGCGTCGTCTCCGCGAACGATTCGGTCCGTCGCGAGTTCCTTGCCCGTCGCGAACGCCTCGTTACTGCCCTCGGACCCGTTCTGGATCGAAACCTTGACGTCGATACGATTGGTCAGGTTGGCGACCGTCTCTGGCTGGCTCCAGTCCCACAGATCTTCTGCGGCGAAGTAGCGGTCGATCGTGGTCGTGGCGGTGCGGCGGCGGAAGGCTAGGCGCCCGTCGTCGTCGAGGTAGATCACCCCGTTGAGTAGAACGAGCAGGTCTTGAACGATGTCCCACGCCGGCCGAGGTTCGAACGCCAAAGAGCCGCTGAAGCCCTCGAGCTCTCCGAGGTAGTTGTGGCGAAACCGCCCGTCCCACGATCCGGACCAGTTGAAGCCGTCCGGCTCTGCGATGTGTTTTCGCTGGGCCTCGTAGCGCGACAAGTTCCAGTGCGTGATCGTGGTCGGGAGGTTCTTGAAGTCGAACGTGGTGGAAGACCAAAGGTCCGACGGCACATGCTCCTCAAAGAGGAGCCGGATGGCCTCGAGAGGATGAACGCCGATGCACCCGAAAGTCACCTCAGTGTCCCGTAGGTACGCGAGCGCGTCCTTGCACTCGAAGGTGATCTCGCCGCTCGCTTCCACTGACCAATCGTCGATGTACCCGCGCCAGATGGTGCTGAAGTCCCCGGTCACGATCTCCGTGGTCCCCAGCGCGACGCGAACCGCCTTGTTTTTCAGGGGGAAGTTGACGATGAGCGCGCGCGCAACCCCGTCCGCCTTCATGCGGATCGAGACGCCGCCGGCCGAGGACGTTCCCTCGAAGGCGTCGAGCGACGCCGTTGCTGGCTTGATGGAGATGACGCTGTTCGACAGTCCGAACTGCGAATCTGCCCCGTCGATCACCAGCAGCTCGGACGCGCCTGGGCTGATGCCGACCAGGTGCCGGATGTCGACACCGTCGCGCGCGAGAGAAGCGGAGAGCTCCGCTGATACGGTGCGAGGCATGGCCTAGGTCTCCCTCGCAACGAAGGGTGCCTGCTCGAGCAAAGGCAGCTTGACCGCTCGCTCGGAGCCACCAACAGGGATGACGCCCATGGCCGGATCGGTGCGGCACAGGTAGGCCGCGCGCACGTTGGTGCTTGGGTTTGGGATGTAGAGAAACGGCTCGGTGCCGTAGTTCATCCCCTCGAAGGCATCGCGGAAGATGTCCTCATAGGTCTGCGAGTCGGGGGAGAAGTTCGGCGCCACGTTGAGCCGCCCCGCCCAGCGCTCAACGCCGTGGATGAGCCCGGCCTCGGACTCGGCCGTATCAACCTCGCCATCTAGCACGATCTCGTCCGACTGGTTCGGCCGATGCGGCAGCGTGAACCGCTGGCCAAGGAAGATCTCCCCGATGCTCGGCTCACTCACCGTCGTGAACTGGACCCGCATCCAGCGGACGTTGCTGTAGCGCGCGCCGACAACCACGCCGGTGTGGAGCCCGCCGCCAAGGGTCACGTCCACCAGGCGCCTGGTGTTCCCGCCGAGCCACGGGGCCGAGCTCCACTGGGCGATGGTCTGAAGGTTCGAGGTGAAGGCGTTATCATCCGCGATCTGGACCGCCACCGCCGTCGTGCCGGCCGCGTCGAAGTCGTGGCTGATGAGCGCGATCGTGTCGAAGGTGACGTTCGCCAGGTCGAAGAGCAGGTACGTCAGCGTCCCGCCGCCGATGCCGTTGCCCCTTGAGCGAGGCTCTGACAGCCCATCCCAAAGGCGGCTCGTGGCGTAGGAGATGACGTTGGTATAGGTCGCGCTCGAGCCCGATGCCCAAGACCCGCTCGTGCGCCAGACCGCCGCCGTGTTGTAGGAAGCGGCCTGGTTGTTCGCCACGATCATGGGGAGGTCCGCGGCGAGCCGCGTCGTCTCCGTGACCGAAAGCTCGGCGTGCCCCCAGGCCATTACGCCACCCCCACAAACGGCGGCTGTTCGATCCACTGCTGGCCGAAGTCACGACCGCCTACCGGGCCGATCTTCGGGAGATCGAGCTCCTTGTTGGTGTGCCGCAGGAGATAGACCGTGTCCTGCGCCGTGGCTGGGTTCGGGCACCAAAGGAACGGGCACGCGCCGTTTCGCGTGTCCGCCCAGAAGGATCGCAGCGTGTCCGTATCCGCCAGCGTGCTGTCGCGGTCGTTGGTGTGGATGAGCACGTCAGGTACGCGGCGCCCCACCGCCAGCGCGCGCACGGTCTGGGTCGATCCGTTATCCGAGCGAGCCGTGGTCGACGCGCGGGCGTTGATGTCGTGACCGTTGGCCGGCGCAGAGACGAGCTGGCGACGACGACCGAGCCAAGCCTCGCCCAGATACGGCGTGAAGCCGCTCGGGGCGTTGAAGTGGAAGCGCACGTAGCCAGAGCCCGACCGCACGTAGTTCATGAAGCCCAGGTATTCGGAGCCGGAGAAGCTGATGCCGGTGGCGATGGTCGCGGTGTTCGTGGTGAACGCCCCATCGTCGGCGATCTCGATGTCCATGGTCAGGCCCGAGACCAGGTGAAGCGAGCCGTTGAGGATGGCGAAGGTATCGAAGTCGCCATTGAACGCGTAGACCAACCAAAAGTCGGTGGTGCTGTCGTCGGGGTTGGTTTGGCGGAACTTCGCACGGTCGACGGCGTAGTAAGCCGGCTCGCCGCTGATGTCCGGGTCGGTGATGACGCCGGTCGCGTTGCTCCAGAGCGGCAGCATCACCGACGGGTCGTAGACGTGCGAGCCCACCAGCAGCGGGCGATTTAGCGCGCGCGTCGAGGTCTCGAGCGCGAGGCTGGCGACGGCTGACCAGCTCATCCGCCCCTCAGGTTCAGGAGACCTTGCCGCGCAAGCTGCTGGATGGCCGGGAGAACAGCGTCCCGAACCGATCGGTTGAAGTCCGCCTTGGTCCCGGGGACGAAGCTCTGCTGGGTGACGGAGATGCTCACGCCACCACCACCACCACCGCCCGCCTTGCCTGAATCGTCCGGGGCGCGGCCGGCGGCGATGTTCTGCCGCACCTGGGCGGCAGGAACCACGTACTCCCCGGGCATCAACATCGCCGGCACGGAGTCTCTGCCGATGGATCCGCCGATGATGAGGCCGCCCTGAGCCAGCGCAGCCGACCCGGCGGCGATAGGGATGAACGCGGCGGCAACGGCAGCCTGCACCGCCTCACCGACAGCGACCGCGCCCGACCAACCGATCAATGGGATAGCCGCATAGGATGCAGCAGCGGAAGCGCCGGCAACGGCCGACTCCGCGGTCACGTTCGCGACGGCCGCGTTGGCTCCGAGCGTCGACTGGATCGCCGACTTCACGAGGAGACCGGCGATCTGCTCAGCAAGGAAGGAGATGAACATCCCCAGCAGCTTGTCGACGATCGCCTCGCCGATCGAAGCGGCCACCCCAATTGCCACCTGGCCCATGTCCTTGGTGCCTTCGACGCCGGCCCTGAAGATCTCCTTGAAGCCACCCACCAAAGTAGAAAGGACGCCGGCGGCGGCCGTCTTGTACTCCTGGAGCGCGGCCATCTTGGCCTGCTTGGACTCGGCCTCGAGCTGCAGCGCATAGTCCCGCTCTCCAGCCGCAAGGGCCTTTCGCCTCTCGCCCTCGATCCGCTGCCATTGGGTGACGAGAGCTTGAGCCTTGCCGAAGCCGGACTCCATCGCGGAGATCCTGGCTGACTCCTCCGAAAGCGACCGGTCAGCGTAGGCTTTTCGGCGCTCAAACTCCGTCTTCGCGATCTCCTCTCGGCGGTCAGCGTTGCTTTGAAGCAGGGCGGTCAGCTTGCTCTCAGCGTCGGCCTTGGCTTGGGCGAGGTTCGCCGTTCGGGTGAGCTCCTTGGCGTGGATCTGGGTCTCGAGCTGGTCGAGGGCAAAGAGCTTCTGGGTGATGGCGTCCTGGCGCGCAGCGTATGCATCCGCGCTCTCGCCGGCGATCGTCATCTTCTTGGCTTCGTTGAGCGCGAACCAGGCCAAGGTGCTGTTGCTGAGCGCGGTCTCCTCGTCGTGGGCGAGCGTCGCAAGCTCGATATACTTGGCGATCTCTCGCTCCTTGGCGGAGAGCGCGGCGGCGTCCTTCTCCGGATCGGAGACGGTGACTTTGTTCTTGGCGATCTCTTTGGCACTTGCGACCGCGGTGCCTACATAGCTCTTGGTCTTCTCCTCGATGACCTTGATCTTGGCGTCGTAGGCATCCATCTCGCGCATGCTTCGAGACGCAGAAGCCCAGGCAAGATCAGATTCCGTCCGGAGCTGCTTCGCCCTGGCGGTGAAGATCGAGTCCTTCTCCCCCTCCCCAAGCGAGGCGGCGAAGCCGAGCGCTATGGCCTTCACCGTGCTGATGCCAGACGTGAGGCCGTGAAGAGCTTTGTTGGCCACGGACGCGGCGAGCGCGATCCCGGTGATGATGGCGCGGCCAGCGTCGCCAGCCCACTCGGCGATATTGGTGGCTACAAGCTCTCGGTTCTTGTCGACGAACGTGCCGAGCTCATCGAGCGCATCACCGATCGCCTTCTGAAACCCGATCACGGCCGGCAGAGCCACGCTTGTGACTTGCGCAAAGCCGAGCTTCATGCGGCTCGACGACTCATCGAAGCCGGCCCGAAGCGGAGCGCTGGCCGACATGAACCCGAGGGAGTAGGTGGATAGCTCAGAGAGGGCCTGCGAGACCTCCTTCACCGCCTTCACCGCAAGCTTGAACTGCAAGAAACCCAGGACCTTTCGGCCCATGTCCTCGAGCGCCTTGGTGTGGATGACGGTTTTCTTCGCCGCCTGCTCTTGCGCGTCACCGATGTTCTTCAGGTTGACGGCGATGACCTGTCCGCCCTCCGTCTTGAAGGAGATGACCAGCGCTACTTTCTTCTCCGTCGCTCCCATGGGTCACCTCCTTCCTTTGTCCCTGGCCTTCTCCGCCTCCGCCTTTGCCTTCTCGTACTCGCGCCGTGTATCAGCGTTCTGGCGTGCGTTTGCCTCGGTCTCGCAAAGCTCGATCGCCTCGACCACGTACCCAGGCTGATCTGCTGCGCCCCCCGGGTACGGCAGCGCTCCGATCGATCGCCACGACGTCCACCAGTTGAGGCACATCGCCTCTTCCTCCCCGATCTGCGACCAAGGGCACCGTGCGAATTCTGCCGAGGCGGACGCCTCTCCTAGGCAGTTGCGGATGTGCTGCCGCTCGGGCTCGCTCATCTCCGGCGCCGACTGTTCCTCGCGTCCGCATGCTGAGCACCCCCACTTGAGCCAGCTCGTGTCGGGCGTGCAGAGCGCCCGCACGGCCATCAGGAGTTTTTTCTTACGCCCTCGGCCAGCGCCGACTGATCGGTGATGGCCTTGAAGATCTCGTCGAGGAGGTCGTCGGGCGCGCCCTCGTTGGCCCCCTTCGCCAGTTCCACGAGCTGCTTTCCGGTCAACACCTGCACCTGCTCAGTCTCGGTCTCCACCTCGACAGGCCGGCCCACCAGCTTCTTCGCCCGAGCGGACACAACCGCGTTGCGGAACTCGAAGCCGGCGCGGGCCGCGTTCATCTGGGACGAGCCTCGGGTCTTGCGGTTGAAGATCTCCCGCTGGGCCTGGAGCTCGGCCGCAGTCATGGGCTCGAGCTCGATGCCCCACTGGTCCTCGACCGGAGCCTCTCGGTTTCCGCCCCAGGACGGGAAGTACTCCGCCGCAGGTGCCTTCTTGGTGCTGAACAGTGCCATCTGTTTTTGCCTCTCTCAGGTGAAGACGACGTTGATTTCATCCGCCGCGGTCGAGCTTGAAGCCAGAGCCACGAAGGGGACGTTCAGCGTCGCCGCGTCGTCATCGCCGAACTCGAGGGAGCTAAACTTCACCTCGGCATAGTCGATGTTGACGGTGACGATTCGGCCGGCCGTAGAGCCCATCACCAGCGCGATGTCGCGGGTGGTAAAGCTCGAGTTCTTTCGGTGGCCGATGTAACGGGTCATGTCGCGACGTACCCGGATGTCGAAGCTTCCGGTCACCGAGCGCATGCCTGGGATGATGTCGGTCGGACCGCCGACGAAGTTCTCGTCATCGATCAGCTTGTCGTTGTTGTTCAGCTCAATCTCGAACCCGGTGATGGGGATCGAGACGGAGTCTACCGACAGCGACCCGACGATTCCGCCGATGGGCGAACCAACGCAGGTCTCAGACGGGGCGTATGGAAGCACGTCGGCGCCGTCGGCAGACGATGAGGTGGCCTCGGCGGTAAGCGTGGCGCCCGACCTCGAGGTGATCATGTACCCGGTTCCACCGTTTGTGTTGGAACCAAGCTGGACGATCGATCCGAAGGTGGCGTGACCCTCGAAGTTATACTGGTCCACCGTCTGAACGATGTTCGACGCGCTTGAGACCACCGCGCCGTTGAGGGTCGATGAGCCGGTGAAGCACAGACCCCAGGCGGAGCCCTTGAAGTTCACCATGAACGGGTCGCCGCCCTTGCCGGACAGCTTCACCGTGTTGACGTTGCACCCGCGCATCGTCTCCATGACGATCTGCGCCCAGCGCGTGAGGCTCACGAGTTGGCGCCCGCTCTGGGTGCTGTTCAGCCCGTAGGTGACCGAAGTGCTCGCGCTGATCGTCTCGGTCCCGAACCCGGCCTGGAAGAGGTCCTCCATGTCGGGAGCGGTGCCGGCCGTGCCGCTCGGCAGGACGTAGCCCTCGATCTCCCAGTCGACCTTGTACTTGCCGTCGATACGCTCATAGAGGCTGCGGCTCGCGCGGTTGTCCGTGCGGTCCATGCGCTCTTGGTCGTAGGACGTGGTGAACTTCTTAGCCTTGAATGCGCTGGTGGACGTTGCTCGAACGAACGTCCCGGGCGTGACCTCCGGCTGGCAGAAGAACCGCTGGTCCCTCGGTATAGCGTGTAGCTGTGCAAGACCCATGTTTCTAAGCTCCTTAGGCCGGCGTCAGCCCGGTGGTGCGTTGGTAGCGGACGCGGGCGAGCATCCGAACGGTTGCGACTCCGCCGCGGGAGTTGGCCTGCTCCTCGGCGACGGCGGCCGAGTCCATCGACTCGAGGACGCGGACGTCCATGCAGGCGCCGCCGAGTTCTGGGTCGGCGCCGAGTGCGGCGATCAGGTCGTCTTCCCAGCGGGCGACAAGGGCGGCGCGCGTGGTGGCGCTCGGGGTCGCGATGGTGCCAGAGATGAGGTATCGCGAGGTCACCTGGATGATCTCGCCGACGTAGTCCTCGGGAAACTCGGTGCCCTGGTAGGCGATCGCTACGGTCGGGCACGCGGCCGGGCCGATGACGCCAAGATCGCGCTCGACGAGCTGCACCGTGAGGACGGTGTTGTTGTAGCCGCCGCCGGTAGTGATCGCCTGAAAGGCGGCGATCAAAGCAGCGTCCACGAGCTCTCGTTGGGGCGTGCTCATTTGACCACCGGCTTCAGCGCCTCATCGAGCGCATCCATCAAGATCTGCTCGATCTCGGGCTCAACCCGCTTCGCCGCCTCCTCGAGGTAGTGCTTGGCGCGGAGGGTGACGCGGGGGAGCAGCACGAAGATCGGCAGCACCGATTTGACGCCGCGGGTGACGCCTTTGAGTTGAGCCAAGATCGGCGGCTTTCCTGCTCGGCGAATGAAGTACAGGCGCTGAGAACCGGTGTCGGGGAAATGACGCGGCCATTTGCCCGGAGCGACATTGGCGAACTTCATCGGCACCGCCAGCGCCTTGCCGCTCTTCGGCGTGATGGTCCCGCCGTCGTTCTGGATCTTGGCGTAGATTAGGTTGGAGTAGGACTCGGCCGAGATCTCGTCGCCTTTGCGTGAGACGAGGCGCTCCCGGAAGCTCCGCGCAAGCCCCCCGCGGCCGCCCTTGATGGCCTGGAGTTGGTCTCGGATCTCTCCCGTCGCGACCATGGCCGCCTTGAGCGAGGTCTTGGCCAGCAGAGGACCGAGCTTGCCGAGGTGAGCTACCTCGGTCAGAAGGCGCTCGAGCTCCTTGCCGCCGCTGGAGATCGTGACCTTCATCGGTTGCGGTCCATCCCCACGCGGAAGACGCGCGCCTTGAGGTCCTCAGTGCTGGCGTAGGTCTCCTCGATCGCCTTCGACTGGCCGCCGACGTAGACGACCAAGGAGGTCTCGCTCTCGGCCTCGAGCTGGACGAGCAGGTCCTTGAACTGTTGGAACCGCGGCGAGCGCTGGACCGAGATGACGCCGGCATTGAAGTCGGCGTCGCGAGCCATGCGCGCGATGATGTTCTTGACGCACTCTACGGCCGCCGCGATGACGGTCGGAAAGTTGGCGTAGACCTCCAGGATGTGCTCGTCGGTGAGCAGCGGATCCGTAGAGACCGTGTCCCCGATCTTCATGCGGATCTGAGACAGCACCGTCGTGTGGTCGGTCGTCGTCGTGACGGTGGAGCTCGACGGAGCCGGCAGCGTGTAGGTCATCGCCGGCCTCGCTTCCCACGGCTCTCCGGCTCAGCCTTGGCCGCGGGCTCGGGCTTGAGCTCCGGCGGCGCGGGCGGGGGCGGGATGGATTCCTCGAGCGCGGCACCGGCCGAGGACGGCGGCGCCGGGGGGATGGCGACCACCGGGGCTGGATCCACCGCCGGTGCCGCGCAAGAGGTCTGGGGGGGATCGATGGCCGGTCCAACCGGGGGGGGGAAGACGGGCTCACCGGGCAGCGGACGCCACGCGATGAGCCCGTGCCGGGCCTTGATGTCTCGGTTGTGCCAGCCGTTGGCGGACGGGAGCGCGTCGCCCGGTTGGACGCTCACGATCTCGCCGTTTACCGCCACCCGTTGGGCGCGGAGAGAGACCCAGCCCATGGAACCTCCGCGAGCGGCCCGGGGCCGCCGTCTATCAGGACAGGATGGACGTGAAGAGGTAGCCGCAGTCGGCCGCCGTCAGCTTGACGTCGTGGTACAGGTCCGCCTCGTAGGCGTCCTGGCCGTTCTCCTCGTCGCGCCAGGTGCGGATCGAGACCGCGCCGTCCTGGGCCAGGCCATCGATGTCCGAGAACACGAAGGTCGCGGCCGCGGATGGGGTCTCCACGTCCGGGCTCTTCTGGATGTTGCCGATGAAGAGCGTCTCCGGGCAGGCGTAGGCCATCGTTGCGGTCTGGCCGGCGGCGGCCGTGTTCACGATGGTGCCCATGGTGAAGATGGTCCCCGGGGCGACGCCCAGGATCTCTTCCATGGCCGCGAAGGAGACGACCGCGGGGCGGTCAGCGGTCGCGCCGCCCATGCGCCCGGTGAAGTCCGAGTGCCGGCGCAGCACCTTCACGACGTCGGGGCTGATGCCGATCGCGGTCGGGGGCGAGCCCGTCCGGAGCGTCACGGCCTCGATGCCGTCGGTGATGTCGGCGACCGGGGTGCTGTTCGCCAGCGACCAGCCGATCACGGAGGTGTTGGCCACGGCCGAGGACGCACCAACCAGCTCGGTCGTCCAACCCACGCCAGCGGTGAGCAGGTTGGTCGTCGCGAGGACGTCCGCGCTGATCATCGCCTTCTGCTGGAGGAACTTCGCGGCGCGCTTGTCGGCCCAGATCTGGGGCTTGAGGCGCTTGTCCTCGTCGGTCACGTTGAAGCGGAGCGACCAGCGCTCGGCCTGGTACGTGCCATCGGACAGCGCGTAGCCTCCGGCCACCGCGGCGGTGCCGGGAGCGCGGCGCGCCATGATGTTGCGGAACCAATCGCCCTTGTTGACGATCTTGTAGGTGCCTCGGTCGCTGTCGACGGGCACGAGCGGGGCCAGGCGACGCGCCCAGCCAGCGCCCTGCTCGGGCGTCTGGGCGTAGGCGATCGCCAGGTTGGTGACGTTCAGGTTGAAGGAGCCTTGACGGAGCGTGGGTTGCGGCATGGTTTACCTCTGTTTTTCTTGGGCGCCGCAGCGCTCAGCCAATGACGACGTGGAGCGCGCCCTGACCGGCGGTGAACGCCGTGGTCACGACCGCCTCGATGTCGAGCACGGAGGACTCCGTGAAGGAGTTGAGCGCGGTGATCGCCGTGCCGGCGACGACCGTGGCCGGGCCGGGGGCGCCGATGGCCAGGGAGATGACGCCGCCGGTCACGTCGACCGTGTCGATCTCCGGGTTGATGGTGATGGCCGCCGAGGCGCCGGTGCCGGTTACCGTCCAGACGAAGTACATCGCCACGATCCGCCCGCGCCCGTAGAGCGCACCGATGGGGTAGCTGGTCACGATGTTGGCCGAGGCCGAGAACTGCGTGAGCACCAGGTTGAACGTGATGACCTGGCGGCCCATGCGCCGGGCCGGCGGGTTCACGAGGACGGCGTGGCGGTCGCCAGACGAACCCGCGTAGATCGCTCGGGCGACCGGGTACGAGAGGGCCACCGTGCCTGCGGCCGCAGCGCTGATGAGCTGGCCGGACGCGTTGGTGATGAGGTCGTCATCCACCGCCACGGTGCCGCCGTACTCGGCGATCGCGAGGCCTTCGGTGCAGACGTCGGCGTTGCTGCCGCTGATCGGGTTGTTCTGGAGGATGCCGAGGCACCGGGCTCCGACAGCCGAGGCGAGCACCGCGGTCTGGTTGGTCTGGATGACCGCGCGGCCGTAGCCGGTGGTGGAGTAGTCCGCCGCGGCCGTCAGGTGGCCGAGCGAGAGGACGGGCTTGGAAAATTCAGTCATTGGAGTCCCTTTCGATGCGGCTCAGAGGCCGATCAGGAAGCCTTCGGAGCCTTCGAGCGGGCGGCGGCCTGCTCAGCGGCGAACTGCTCGTAAAGCTCCTCGTTCTCGGGGAGCATCGAGACCTTCGCGAGCGCGGTGCGGAGGGCGCGGGCCGGCTCCATCTCGCGGAGCTCATCGCTCTTGGCGATCAGCGCGCGGGCCTGGGCGGTCAGCTTCCCCTCGGCGGTCTTCTCGTCGGGGATCCGGTTGTGGCTCCCGACGACCCGCAGGCCTTCGCTGTTCTTGACCATGGTGTTGGCCTTTGAGAGCGCGGCCCGGATGTTCTCGACGTGCGCCTTGCTCGAGTCGTCCTTCGCCGTCAGGCGGTCGAGGAAGAGCAGCGCGGCCCCCATGTCCCCGTAGGGCACGGGCAGGTGAGAGAACTCGGATGAGGCCTTGGCCACGGAGACGCGGAGGTCCTCCTTGTCCTGGGCGGCCTGAGCTCGCTCCTCGGCATCGGCCAGGCGCTTCGCCAAGATCTCGCGCTCCTTGTTGGAGTCGGCGATCGCCTTGGCGGTCTTCTCGCGCTCATCGGCGATCGCCTTGGCGACGGCCGGGGGCATGTCCTCCTCCTTCGGCTTGGGGTCAGACGCGGCGACCTCCTTCTTCTGGTCGGCGGCGAGCGCGTCCTTCACGGCCTGCTCCATCGCGAGCTTGATCGCGTCGGCGGCCTCGGGCGGGCACATGGCGAGTGCGGCATCGAGCCCCATGGGCTCGGCCTTCTTGACGGGGGTGGTCACGTTGGGGGCTCCTTGGCGGAGCGACTTCACAGCCGCGATCCGCACGTCCTGACCGGCGCCACGGCTGCATGCCAGGACGCGGTCGATTTCGAGATCGGTGAGGCGCTTGGCGAGCGCGCCTGGGATGGGCTTCGGAATGCTCGACCCTTCGATCGAGAACTCCCGCAGATCGCCGCTGCGGATCTTGGCGATGGTCTCGCGGTCCTTGGTCTCGCAGCCGATCCACCAGCCGCTCGGGCCGGTGCCGTCGAGACCCATCGCCACCCGCTTGGAGGGCGTCAGGACGATGGACTCAAAACATTGGCCGGTGGGCTCGGTGAAATGCTCGCCTGCGTTGATCTCGCGGCTCTTGGTCACGAACCTGGCGGCGGCCTTCTCGAGCTCTTCGACGCTGATGACCTCGCGCTGCTTGTCGATGACGACGTTCGCGTTCGCGTCGACAACGATCGAGGCGAAGCCGTAGAAGCGGCAGACGTCGCCCTCCGTGTCGAACTTCGTGATCGGCATGCGCGCCTCGAAGCCGAGGGCGTCTCCGAAGCCTTCGCGCTTGGCGACGGCGATGCGAACGGGCTCGAGGGCAACGGTGTCCGACTTGGCCAGCGTCCAGCGACCGCCGTCGTCCTTGCTCCAGCCTGCGTTGCTGAGGCCCTTCCATGCGGTGGCCTCTGCGGTGGCGACGTCATCGCCAGCGGCGAGCGACGAGGCCACGATCTTCGCGAAGAGCCGCTGGGCGTCCTCAGGTAGATCTTGGGCCGTCGGCGTCGACACGTTGGGCCGACGCTACGCGGGGGGACTTGGCTCTTCCCCAACTCATTGACGGCTTATTGGCCAATACGTCAGTATAAAATCAATGAGTTCACATGTCGGAGAGGTTCTCCGCGAAGCCCGCAAACGACTCACCATCAGCCAGGACGCGCTCGGCGCCGAGCTCGGCGTCTCGAGCTATTTCATCGGGGATGTGGAGAGGGGGAGCAGGCTGCTCCCTGTGCTCAGGATGGCGAAGGCCGAGGCCTTCCTGTCGCTTGAGCGCGGTGCGCTGATGCGCGCGGCATGCAGAGACGGCCGGCCGCTCCTGCTCCCCGTCGGCTTCGGGGAGAGGGTGGACGACGCCGCATGCTCTGTCGCTGTCGCCTGGATGGATGACGGCACACGTGAAGCCGCGGCCGAGAAGGTGGCGGCCGCGCTGACCTGCGAGGTCTACGCGCTAGGCTGACTCGTTCGTCCTGAAGTGATGGCAGCTCGCGCAAACAGCCTGGACCGCATCCGGGTTCGAGTAGCCTTTGTGGTGGTCGTACTCGTGGATCATGTCTCCGCCCTTGTGCCCGCAGTCCACGCACGCGACATCGTCTGGGTGCGGCAGGTCTCCGGCTTCGATCATTGACTGCACCCTGCGCCTGGCCGTGACCTTGGTGTCCTCCGACGCCTTCGCCACCATCTCGCGCCTCAAGCGCTTCATGACCGCCGCCTGCACAGGCTTGACGTCCTGGCCCTGCTCCACGAAGAAGGTCCGCCCAACCTCCCCCATCACGCGCTCCGCCCTTGCCGGGTCGATGTTGAAGAACTCCTCGAGCTGGGCAACGCCGCTGTCCCGCGGGATCTGGCGCGCAGCAACCGACGCGATGAGCGCGTTCGCGGACTGAACCTGCGCCCCGTTGAGTGCGGTGTCGGCGGCCTTGGTGTCCTGCGGCTGGTCGGTGACGTCCTGCTGGTCTGGAACCGCGAGGAGCCTGGGCGCAACGCTCACGGGCTTGGCCGGTAGGTCCCCGTAGTCGCGGATATAGGCCTCGGTCTCCTCGGTGTAGGTCAGCATCCCGGCGGTGGACATGGAAGAGATGAAGGACGCGAACGCGGCCAGGTCTTTCGCGTTGATGTCCTCGTGCTTCCACTTCGGCCAAAGCTCCTGCGGGAAGCCGTTGAGCTTGCATAGTTCGTTGGACATCAGCTCGAGCGTCTCCGCGATCGCGCCCAGGATAGTGAGGCAGGCAAGCTTGAAACTGTCCGTCTTCGACTCATCGAGCGAGCGGGCCCCGATGCCGTCCACGCCGGTGTACATGAAGGCCGCGCCGAGGCCGACCGCGATCCGGGTCTCGAGGCGCTTGATGACGGCGCCGACGTCGATCGCCCTCGATCCGCCCGAAGCCATCAGCGAGAACCTGAAGCCGGTCTTGCCGTCCTTCGTCTCGGATGCCGGCACGACGACGCCAGCGAGCTGGTCGGCGTCCACGAGCGAGACGAGGTCTTGAAGCTGCTGCCTCGTGGCCAGCGCCTTCGCGTCGGCGCCAGGGCTCAAGATCGCCTGCGGGGCCTCCATGACCGGCATACCAGCGAGCTCCCGCTTGATGCCGATGGCCTCGATCTCCTCGAAGTTCGACTTGAAGTAGTAGGCCCGCTCCGCGATCGAGAGCATCGATATGCCCTCGGGGTTGTTCTTGCTGCCCCGGAAGCGGAAGCTCTGGATCTTCCAAGCTGGGATGGTGCGCGTCCGATAGTCGGTCTCGGCCACCTGGATGAAGTCCACGACGTTGCCGCTGTCGTCGAAGTTGTAGGAGTCGATCGACTCGAGCGGGCGGATGCCGAAGGACCGCCATCCGAAGCGTCCATCATTGAAGCGGCTGTCGATCGTCGGGTCCTCGGGGTGATCGCCATGCCGCAGCTTGTAGGTCTTCTCGATCGGGGCAGCGCCGTCCCGCGCCGCATGGAGCACGATCTCTTGGATGATCTCCCGCGAGGGCAGGTCGGTGTCAGCCCAGCACTCGGCGACGAACTTAGCGACGGCCTGCGCGCCGGGGCGCTCGATGCCTTCGTCGTCCACTGCGGGCGTGGGGCTGAACGGGGCTTGGCCGAGGAAGAGCTGGAGCGTCGACAGGAAGCCACCGCAGGTGATATCCGTGTCGCCCATCTCGCGATAGACCTTGAACTTCCGGCGGCCCTTGAGGCGCTCTCTCCACTCCTCGTCCAGCCGGTTGCCGCGGATCTTGAGGCCGCGGATGCCGAGGTCGGTGAGGGAGTTGGTGCCATCCGGGGTGATGCGCGAGGTCCGGATCGCCTTGTCGACGCCGGAGCGGATGCCAAAGGCCAGGGCGACGGAGCGAGCGGCGCCGGCCAGCGATGAGGCGACGCGCTGAATGATGCTCGGCCGCGGCGTTGGCACGTTGCCACAGGCTAGACCTAGGCCTCATGGCGTCGGGGCGCTGTTTTGCGACGCGTTGGCCAAGACGTCCGCAGAATTCAGGTCGGCCGGCCACCGCCCGAAGGTCCCCACCTAGCCGGCGGTCGCCTAGGTGGGCTCCTCTTCAGCGGCGAAGGTTGCCCAGGCCAAGGTCGAGCGATCCGCCGTCTACGCCCTCACCAAGCAGCTCCGTGAACCCCCAGACGAGCGCGTCGAGGCGATCGGGCGAGTCTGTCTGCCCAGGCTCCCACCCGCAGAGCTGGTCCTCGAGGTCGGTGAAGCGTTGGATGTGCCTTGCCTTGCCCTGCTCGTAGTGGCCGGAGCACGGGCCGGCGCGGACCGCCTTGCCCCGGGTGGCGTGGACGCGAGACACGGGCAGGCTCAGGGAGACCTGGCGGAGCTGGCTCTCCACCATCTCGCCGCCCTGGTTGTCCTCAGCGACGATCTTGTCTGCTCCCCACCGATGAAACGCTTCCCTCGCCGCATGCGCCCACTGGTTCGGGGTGTAGACGCCGCTGACGTCCTCGAGCACCCAGAAGTTGCGATCGTGGTCGGTTCCGCACACCAAGATCCCCGTCTCGTCCGAGCCCTCCTCCGATGTAGTGGCAGGGTCGACGGCTACCACCACCCGAGGCAGCGTGATCGCCTCAAGCACGGCGCGCGCGGTCTCCGCCCTGAGCTCATCCGAAGCCTGGTCTAGCCCCCACCGCTCGCGCAGCCCGGAGTGGATGACGTCGGTCCGCCGCCCGTTCTCGATCCACAGCCTCTTCCAGAGCGCGCCGGGCGCCTCGTCGAAAAGCTCGCCCTCGAGCTCCTGCCGGCCAATCGAGCGGTCTTTGTACCTGGCGAAGAGCTCCCGGACGGCGTCGGCGTTCAGGTTCGCGATGTTGTCGCTGGTCTTCCCGCGGATCACGCGGGTGCTGGCCAGCCCCATGATCTCTCGAAGCCATGCCTTCGGCTGCGGGGTGGTCGTGAGGATCGCGCGGGCGCCGAGCGCGTGGGGTAGGCGCAGGCCGAAGCTGGCCTGGTCCCATGCGTCGCGCGTCCTCCAAGCGGCGACCTCGTCCGCCCAGATCAGATCGTGCTGAGGGCCTCGGAGTTGGTCCGGCTTCGCCGCGGAGTAGGTGATGGCGACAGCGCCGTTGGGGAACTCGAGGCGCCGCTCGCTCTTGATGTGCCGCGGGCGTAGGTAGGCGGGGGCACAGGCCATGATGCCAGCGGGCCCATGGATCATCACGTCTCGGGTGTCGGCCTCCGTTCGCCCGATGAGGCCGATGTGCCGGTAGCCCTGCTCGACGAGCTCGAGGATGCCCTCGGCGCCGACCCTGGTCTTGCCGAAGCCTCGGCCGGCGAGCCACAGCGCCGTGCGCCACCGACCTTCGGGGAGTGCCTGCTCGGGCCGACGGAGGAAGGCCCAGGACGAGACGAGGGCCAGCTTCTCCTCGTCGCTGAGCTTCTCCAAGATCTCCGCCTGGCGCCCAAGAGGGAGCCTCGCGAGGCGCTGGGCGACGGAGAGGCCCAAGGTCGACCTACCGGGCCGCCCTCAGGATCGCCGGCCGCTCGGGCTTGGTCTGCGCTTTGATGCCCTCGTCGATCACCCGGTCGATGATGGCCACGAGCTCCGACGGGATCGCTTCGTTCGTCCGGGCTCTGTCCATCTGCAGCTTGCCGATGCGCTCGCAGGTCTTTTGCCAGGCCATCACCATGACCGCGTTAGGGATGCTGTTCGGCGGGTGGCCGGCCCAAAGGCTGGCGTTCCGCACGTCCTGCTCGGCCGTCTTGAAGCGCTCGACCAGCATGCCGACAGAGGCCTTTACCAGGTTCTCGACCGCTTCCTTCTGTTCCGCCATCGCTGCCGCAGCTCGAAGCTGGGCCTCCGTGAGATCAGCCATCTGCTTTCTCCTCCTGCGCCTTCGCCATCGAGACCATGACCGACCAGCGGTGACCGTCCTCGGACGTGCACGGCTGGTCGCTCGAGGGAGCATCGCCGACAGCGTAGCGCGCCTCGGCCTCGCAGCCCGCGCGCCAGCACTTGGCGACCATGTCCTTCTTCTCCGTGAGCCGGTTGATGATGTAGTCGGCCTTGGCGTCGCCCACCGCCGAGTCGCTCATTCGTCACCAGCCGGCGGCAGAGGAGCGATGACCGTCCGGATGTTGCCTGTCTTGGGCGCCTCGGGCTTGGGATCGGCCTTCTCCGCCTCGGCGACGGCACCGGCTGGGGGGAGCAGGTCCTCGAGGGCTTTGACGGCCGAGTCGATGAGCGCCGCGGGCTCCTTCCCCATCAGCACCCACTTGGTCCCGCTGATGGTCAGGCCACATTCGTAGCCGCTGGCCAGCTTGGTGATCGTCGCCTTGTTGCGTCCGTTCTCGTGTCGCCAGATCGGGTCCGGCGGGTTGACTTCTGTCATGGCCTCAACGTGCCACACCGCAATACAACGGCGCAAATAGTAGCGTCGGCGCGGTCACGTCGGGTTGACGGCGCCCACGGAGAGCCCACGGTGTTCCGCATGATCAAGCGGCTGGCCCTTCTGGTGGTTCTTGGTGGTTGCTCTGGCGCGGAGGCGTCCAGGTTCGAGACATGCGCCGAGCTGCACCGCGCCTGCGAAGGGGCGCTCGATGTCGTCTGCCGCCAGGACGACCGCTGGTGCGACTCGACGTCCCCCGCCAACGCAGCCATGCGCTCGCCGCTGCTGGTCTACTGCGCCGACCAGTACGATGCGTGCATCGGGGGCTGAAAAGGAAGGGGCCGACCAGGATTCGCGGTCCCAGTCGGCCCCTGTGTGAAGGCGTTGGTCTGGCATGGGTGAAGTCGCGCCGGGATCCATATCGAGTTCCGGCATGTTTTTGCCTTCCGAGGCCGGCATTGCCGTAGCCGTGGATGCCGCCATGCCAGCCTTGAATCCATCATCGTACGCCTTCGCCCGCTCGACGGTGACGGCTAAGTCACGCGCGGTCTTAGCCGCCAGAAGCTCGCCGCGGATGTTCGCTAGTTCGGCCAGAAGCGGCCTGAGTTCATCATCCAGCAGTTCGGACAACGTCTCATCGCCAGGCCAATTTATGGCCTTGTGGATGCGCTCCGCCAACGCCTTGGTGTCGATCATCTCTTCCCCCTCAACTCGGCCAGGAAGTCATAGCCCTTGCGGCAGCGGTAGCTGGACGGCATCTCGACCGAGCACCAGTGCTTCGCCAGCTTGACGAGACACGGCTCATCACCCAGCGCACACCAGGCCTGGCCTGTTCTCACGGCGACGCCTTCGCCGATGGGGTCCCCAAGACGTAGCTCTCCCGAGCACCGCCCGCCGGTGAAGGCGCAGCCGTTCTCCTTCATCACGTCCTTGACGTAGGCGGCCGCCTTCTCTCCCGTCTCTCGCGGCTCGATGTAGCGCAGGGCCGGCGGCTCACCCGGATAGCGCTGGACGGCCTTGGCCTCGTCATCCTCGGCGCGCATGGCGCTGGCTTTGGCGACCGCTCGCTCGTTGGCGACCCGCCGCCGGCAGTCCTCGGTCATCCGGATGATGTCCTCCGCGAGGAGGGCGGCGCCGCTCGTGCTCATGACGCGGCACCCGATCATGTCGGACTTGAAGCCTGGGTCGCTGTCCACCAGCAGGAAGCGCAGGGCGTAGATCTCGGCCTTGGCGTCGACCATCTCCTTCGCGGCCGTCATCGACGCGGCGTCAGCCTTGGTCTGCGCAGTCTCAGCGCGGCGCCGATGTTCGATGCCCAGCGCGAGGGCCAGCAGAGCACCCGCGATGATGAATAGCGTCTTCATTTTGCCCTCTCATTGAGGCTCCACATGGTCTGGTCCGCGGTCGCGAGCATGACGGCGAGCCCGTTCGACAGCGCCCGAATCGTCTTCTGCGCCTGCTCGAGGTCTTCCTTGAGGCGGGCGTTTTCGACCTCGGTCTTGTAGACCTTGTCTTCTGCGGCCTTTGCTCTGCGCTCGGCTTTCCGGATGTTCTTCAGCGCATCCTTAGTGCTGACCTTGCTCGCCATCTCTCACCTCCAGCCGAACACTCACCAGGTCCGGGTTGATGTCTCTGTCGATCTCGCAGCGCCACCCACGCCCCGCGAACACGATCGGCGTCGGCGCGGGCGGGCGCGCGAACCACGAGACAGCGGACGCCGACAGCAGCGCCAGCGAAACCATCACCGCGCTCGCGTTGCTCATCCCGCCTTCCTCCTTCGAATCACCGCGCGCGTTGTGCAGCGACAAGAGATCGTCTCCTTGATCGGCCCGCTCGGGTCCCCGGGGTAGCGCAGCTTGTTGCCCAGCGGGGTGACGAAGTACTCGCCAACCTTCACCGTGACCTTGTGCATCTCCTCGTGGTGCCTATCGCCGCTCTTCCCATCGGTGTGGGCCAACCACTGGATCTCCTCGATGCCGACTTCTTTGTATCCCTCGAAGATCCCGGTGTTCTCCGACTGGGCGAGCTCGGTCTGGGCGATGATGGCGGCCCGCTCGGGGGAGAAGACCGACAAGCCGTCAGGCCCATGGGCTCGCTCGTGGATGCGCCGCGCGAGTTCACCCATCGATGGCTTCGGGAACTCACCGTCAGCCTCCCGCACCATGTCCTTGATGCCCTCGCGCACCGACTCCTTCACCGCGTCGGCGACATCGTTGGCCCGCTCGATGATCTCCCCGCGGCGCCGCCAGAACCACTTGATCTTGACCGGCTTGCCCTCGATGGCGTCGCGAACGATCGATCCGGGGATGACCAGCGGCTTGAAGCCCTCGAGCCCGCGCGTGCCGCGCTCTGCTGCGCCCGCCATCTGCCGGATGCCAAACAGCAGCATCAGCCGCCTGAGTTCTTCCTTCGCCGCCTCCTCGTCGGCCGAGTCCTGCTTGCGTACGTAGCCGCGGATCCCGAGCCTCCTCAGCCGCTCGGCCTCGGCCTTGGCCAGCTTGCGGGTGTAGGTCAGCGACCAACGCTCGAGCGCAGCGCCGAGCTGGCGCGATGCCCTGGCGATCTCGGCGTTGGCGCGGGTGATGGTCGATGTGCTCACCGGCTTGTGCTCGCCCAAAAGGATGCGATCACGCCCCAGATAATACGGACGATGAGCGGCGCCCAGATGAGCCACCAGATGAGGTCTTCAAACTGCGCTGTCGTCATAGGACTCCATCCCCTTCTCGCTTGGCCCGCTGGGCATCGCGCTCAGCGATAGCGGCTTGTACGATACCCGTGGCGAGCCTGTAGCTGGAGGCGCCCGCCGACACCCCGCGCAGACTCTCGGCGGCCACCAACTCGGTGATGCGCATGGCCCGTTCGTCGATCTCCTCCTCGCGGGCGCTCGTCTGTTGATGGCCTGAGGCATCCATCACCTCTCGGTGGCTGACTCCGCTTGGAAGATCCAGACGAAGCCGCGCCACCGACTCCGGTGCAATACCGGCGCGATCAAGAGCCTCGGCGACCTCGAGGCATCGGCCCAGAAGCACCCGCCGATCGCGAAGTATGTCTTTGATGTCATCGCTCATAGGTCTCCCTTCAGCACACGCACCCATTCAGCCTTGAGCTCGGCCCGATCCATCCGCACGCAGGGGCCAAAGCCGTCGGGCTCCAGCTCCATGACATAGAGTTCCTTTGACGTGCGGGCGTTCGCGCCGGCGATCTCCCCGTTCGGCTTCGGCTCCGCCACGGCGCCGGCAACGAACAGCCGCCGATCTCCTCGACTCATCAGCATGCCAGGCAGGACTTCGCTCATAGGTCCGTATCCACCACGCGCCCATCGCGCATCATCGGGTAGCGCCGGTGCTCTGCCGTCTTCGCTATCTCCTCCATCTTCGCGGTCTCCTCCCGAAGCAGCTCGAGTATGCGGAGCAGGTGCTTCTCGGCGAGCTTCATCGCCGCCACCATCGCAACCTCCGTCACCGGGCGATCTGGGTAGGCCCACGAACTCCTCAACGGTGGTCATTTCGTCTCTCCGTCTTCTGGGGATGTCGGGTCTGGGGCAAGCATCTTCAGCACCTTCTGAAGTGCCTCACTCGGAGTTTCCGTCTTGACGTTCGCGTTGATGTCGACCGTTGCCCGCGAACCAAATTCCTTCGGGAAGCGCTTCTCCATCAACCAGCGGATCGATGGCCTGTCCTTGTCCCCGGTGGCGGTGTCTTGCTCGAGGTAGGCCACCCATCTCTCCTTCAGCTCCCCCTCTGCAAGGGCGACCGCGATAGCCAGGTCGACGAAGATAGACTCTTTGCCCTCGTCAAGTTCGCTGTTGCCACGGGAGAGCTGTTTTCGGAGCGTCGACTCAGACACGCCGAGTTCTGCTGCGACGGTCGACAAGAACTTCCCGCCACGGATCCCGTGAGCGACCGCCGTGATGAGCTCGGGGGTCAGCGTGGTCTTCGCACTCATTCCGTGACCTCCCCGCGCGCGCGCGCGAACCGGCGCATTGAGCCAGATCGTTCGCAACTAGGCGTTATGCAAGCGTTCATGCCTCTACTCTACCACGCCCTGAGCCCGGTTGACCCGCGCGATGGCGATCGTTACGCCGCGCTCGAGCCCCATCAGTTCGGCGTCGCTGATCTTCCCGTTGTCGAGCGCCTCCAGGAGCGCGGTCTCGGCCTCGAGGAGCTCTCCCATCGCCTCGATCATCGCCTTGGTTCGAGACCGCCGGTGGATGGTTTCTGTTCGCTTCTTCTCGCGCCGCGTCTCCTCTGCTGCGCGGTCCTCCACGATTCGAAGCTTCATCTTCAGCCTTGCCGCGCCAACCTCTCTTGTCGTGACCATCATGCTGCTGTCTCCTTCTTTGGGTTTCGTCTCTTCCAGTCCTGAAAGTCCGCCTCTTGGTCGCGCGCCATGCGCCCCTGTTGCCCAAGCATCGCAGCGAAGTCCTCGGGGAAGCGGTGGTGCATCCGTTCAACCATCGCAACCCACAGGTCCCAGGCCGCGATTGCGTCCGCCCTCGCGTCGTGCGCCGCCTCGAGCTTCACACCCCAGCGCCGGCATGTAGCCTCGAGCTTGTGCCTGCCGGGCCCCTTCTCCCAACGATCGAAATCCTTGATCCACACGAGCGGGTCGGCCACCTGCCCAGCTCCGGTGACCTTGTGGCCGGCGCGCGAGAGCTCGGCGCGGATGAAGGTCATGTCGAAGGCCGCGTTGTAGCCAAGCACCGCGCGTCCCCGGGAGACTTCGATCAGCCGTGGAACCAGATCAGCAAACGACGGGGCTGCTGCCGCGGCCGCCCGGTCAATCCCGTGGATCGCCGTGGCCTCTGGCGGGATGTCGATCCCTGGGTTCACGACGGAGACGATGGCGTCACCAAACACAGGCCCTGGGTCCACCTGGATGGCGGCAAGCTGAAGGATGCGATCTGCTGCTGGATCAAGCCCTGTTGTCTCGACGTCGAGCACCAGCCACCGCGTAGTGTAGAGCCAGGCGGGAATCACGGTTTCACCCTCCGCACCTCGATACCGAGCCGCTCAGCCTCGCGGACGCACGACGCGGTGCCTAATCCACCAGGGAAGGCCAGCAGCATCACGCGCTCGCCTGGTTCGGATAGCTCGGCGGCGAACTTCAGCATCCTCCGGTTGCGCTCGGGGCCGGCATCGATCGACTGCTTCCATCTGGCGGGCATCCGGACCTCGTCGATCTCTCGGTCTCGGGCCCAGTTTCCAGCAAGCATGTCGGTCCCGCGGCAGGCGCCGTGGATGAGGAACCGGACCGGCGGTCCTTTCGAAGCGACCGCGTCGAGTTCCTCATAGATCCTGCGGTCTGCGCGGTAGTCGCGCCCGCCTGTGACGACGACGATCACCGCCACTCCCCGCACTTACGCCAGCCGCCGGGCGCGGGGACGAAGTGGAACTGTCCATGGTTCCAGGTAGCTGCTTCCCCGCATCCCGAGCACAGCAGTTCATGCTCCACGAACCCAGACACCTCGACCGCGAGCGCATACGGCCCGGCGCGGGGGGCTGGCTCGGGGGGCGATTCAAGGCCGCCGGAACTGTGGAAGCACGGGCACGGATGCGCTGTGCCCCCGTTGCGACCGGTGCACATGCCGACGTGCGCGGGATGGATGCAATGGCCGCACCTGCGCGGCGAGGAAGACACCAGCCCAGGCCAGGCCCTATCGATGTCCTCCACCACCCTCTCAGGTGTCGCGGGCGAGTCGCATAGCTCCCACTCCTCGCGGTCCGGGAGGTACACGGTGCGGCCGCTGACCTTCACCTCACGCGCCATGGGACCACTCCCCGCCGAGCCAGCGCGTCTCTACCGTCTTCCAAGACGACACCGGCGTATTCATTGGCTTCGCTCGCCTGAACGCGGCATCCATCCCATTCGATATCCCGAGGTCGAGATAGAACACGATCGCATCCGCCCCTTCCCACCACGCGAAGCCCGCCTCGATCCCCATGCGCCTCTGCTCCTGGTCGTGGTCGTCCAGCACGCCGGGCTGGGTGTACAGACCGTGGCTCGCGAACGGGGCCTCACCGCGCAGCAGGCTGTCGCGCAGACACGCCCGGAGATAGCGCAGGTTCCGCTCGACGTCGCCAGCGTAGGGACTCTCAATAATTACGCGCCTCATTCCTGGAGTCCAGCTTTTCACTAGCGGCGAGTATTGCTGGTCCCCTACCTGCAGCTTCTCACCCTCGTTCAGCAGGATGTAACGCGGCTTAGGCTTGCACGTGCGTGCAAGCTCATACATGCAAGCTCCGTCTACAGGCGGCACCCAAGCCCCAGCGTGAAAAACATCTACCGGGT